CTTCTCCGTGCCCTCCTGATTAGCGATTAGGAAGTATTTTGACAGAGAGGGGTAAGGTGGAAAAATGAAAATACTCGGCATGATCGTTTACGGCGCATGGTATTTGCTTACGCTGTTTTTCTTCGTCCAAACAGTATGTTGGTTCTTCGACATACATTCGTGGTGGATGATACTTCTGGCTATACCATGTTCAATCGCTGCATCAAAAATAATCCCCTTTGGAGATTTTATTATGAGCGGGATTGTTTGTTATTTCCTTGTAACCGTTATGCACTGGAATATTATATTGGCAATTATATTTATATTTCCTATGCCGGTACTTGGTTTGTTGGGACTTGTTGGAGCGGGAATTAAAGGGGTATTTAAATGACGGATGATTCTTTTAATTTTATAAAACATCCCAATAGTGCTGCAAATTGGTTTGTTGATTGGTGGACTTGGTTTGTTTTACTTTCATTTGTCGCTACTCATTATCCGCTTTTTGGGTGGCGTCATGTTTTTGATGTGACTGTAATATCATTTATTTTGACAGGATGTTATTCTATTATGTCTTGTTGTTTTATTAGTTTGCCGAAAAGTCGTTTTTGGTTATGGCTTGCTGGTGAAGGAGAGGATAACGAAAAGCGGCAGATGATCGCATGTGGCGTTTGGCTACTTTTGGTAATCTTTGGGCTCGATATTATGTATTCGGTTCCCTTCTCACATTGCTTCCCGTAATTAAAACAATCCCCGTCAGTCTCTCGGTTGGCGGGGATCATTTTCGTGACGCCGCGAAGATGCTAGGCGTTGTCGCGGTCTATTTCTGCTTTAACCTGCCCGGCTTCATAGCCTGTGTTCAGCATTTCTTCCATAGCCTTATCCATTTCATCGAACTGTTTCATCAGGTCAATATAGATAAAGGCATCTTTTCGTCCGAACAGGTGAAGCGAAAGCAGCTCGAATCCGGTTTTGGTCATCCAATACCCTCGCACGGGAACCGGGTTGGCGGGGATATTGTTGTCTTCGGCGTATTCTTCGGCCGCCCAGTTCGGGTTAGGAGAACCGTCGTTCATCGTCAGAGTCTTGCGGATGCAGTCAAGGATGACGACGTGGCGGCGTCCGAAGCAGCGGGCAACATCAAGGCTGCTGACTAAGGCAACGCTGCCCCTATGTGTTACCGTCGGAACGCGGTAGCGGCACGTCTGAGCGGCGCGGGCTTTGTTCTGAATGTAGTGCTTGTGCTTACGCATGGTATTTCCTCCTTATGCAGCAAGTTCGAGATTGTCGTTTTTCGCGATGAGCCCTTCTTTGAGAAGGCGTCCGTAGAAGTAGAAGAGGCCTTTCCCGGTGACGTGCGGATACGGTTTCTTCTCAACGGAATCATCGTCGTGCGTTATCTTTGCGAAGCGTGTCACCATGTAGCCTTTTTCGATGGCGTACTGAGTCGCCTGGTTCGCCTGCTTATATAAGAAACCGTTCAAGCGAAGCCAATCGAAGAATTTGCGCGGGCCGATGCCCAGGGTTTTTGCGGCGACGGTGATGGTGACTTCGGTATTGCCGGATGTGACGGAATTGGCGAAGGTAACCTTCGGGGCGTTGACTGCGGCTTGATCTGTCAGTTGTTGATTGGCCGCCTCAAGTTCCTTTGTCTTCTTTTCGGCTGCCTGCAACAGTTTTACTTTCTGTGCCCAGGCGATAGCCGCTTCCGCTGGGTCAGTGAAATTAGGCAGTCCTTCGGGGATTGCCGGTGCCTTGCCATAGCTTCCCGTCTTCCGAATGGTCGGGAGGACTTCGCCGCATACCCAGTCTTGAAACTTAACGGCCGACGGAAGGTCAGAGTACATGACAAGGCGGTAAAGATTTCGCTCGTCGATGAACGTCATTTCGAAGGTTTGCTGACGGCCGTTGCTAAGGGTTTTCACCAAGTCGCGTTTTACGACCCCCTCAGATATTGTGTGTTTGGCTATGGCGTCACGCGGATTCTTGTATCCGAGAATATCGCAGACTTCTTTTGCGCAGAAAAGCGGTTCACCGTTTTCGATGATGACGGTAACTTTGGTTTCGCCGAAAGCGAAGGTCTGGGTAAGTTCGTTTGTCATTTTCATTTCTCCGTCTCGTTTACGAGGAGTTCGGCGCATTCGAGTATCGAAGCGGCGGATTTGATGACGCTGAGAAGCCCGGCGGTGGAAAGCATCTGGCTATCGCTTTCGGCCGAATCGGCTGCGGCGATGAGGATGTTTTTAGCTTCGGAACACGACATAATCGCGTAGTCCTTGGCTTCGCCGGAGGTCAGTTGGTTTTTGAGCAGCGCCGTGATGGCGAACGGGAGATTGAATGTTGACGGCTGCGTTTGAGCAGCACTTTGGAACGCTTGCATAGCGTGTCCTCCACTGATAGGTTTTAGAACCTGCGCACTCCGACGCCAATCGAGGTGGGCAGACTGTACGGGTTGGCGTACCGGATCAGTGGAACCGGCGCACGCAAGCGTGCCCCATACAGTCCGCCCGTCAAGGAAGACTGCTATGCACAAAAAATCCGCGCAATCGGTAGGAAAGGCGGCTTCTTGAGCCACTGATTCCCGGACGCCAATCCGGTGCCTCTTGGTAAACGAGGCACGGGCATTATGCGCGGATTCCTGTGCGTTTGTCAACATACAGCGCCTTCGGCAATCCAGCGTTCGAGCTCGCATTCTTTAAATTGCAGGGTGCCGCCGATGCGCAACGGCTTGATAAATTTGCGCTTCCGCAGCCGCGGACCATTGCCCTGTCCGTTGTCGTAATACTCACGACAGTAGCTGTAGATCGTGCTCACGGACTTGTTGATGCGCTTGGCGACTTCCTTGACAGTCAGTAACTTTGTCTGCATCTTCACTCCTCCAGCAAGCCGCACTGCGGCATTCCGTCGAAAAGCTCCTTCACCACGGACTCAAAGTTCTCGTTCGCGTAGTTGAGAATCGCTACGTTATCCGCACGGTTCACTGATCCGTCGTACTTCAGTGCCTCCAGATCAGTCAACACCCCGGCGACGGCGCTGATGTTGGCCTGCGTCACGATTCCGGAACGCTGAAAGTGCGTGGCCGCGGCGTCGAACAGACGGGCGGCGGCCTTCACGTCGCGCATCCATTCATTGCGAATCCGGTCGTCGGCAATGCAACGGACGGTGAGATACCCTTCGATCAGCGACGACAAGAGATAACTCCAGTCCTCGCGCTTGGGGCTTCCGTCCATAACGTTGTTAATGCGTCCCTGCAGTGCAAGGCCCAGGCGCGTCTTCTGGTCGTCCGTGAGCGGGACAAACCGCGTGAAGACGCCTACGCCGCTGTCCTGCAAAATCTGCCGCGGGGTCTTGTGGTGCTGCGTCTTCCGCCCGCTCCGCCGGTTGACCTTGGCGACTGCCCGGCGGAGTTCTCTACTTGACTGCATCTTTGGCCTCCGTTCGGTAGAACTCGCTCAGCTGACTGAATATCCGCACCAACTCGCTGCTCGTGCTGGCGTAAGACGAGACAGACAATTCGAGCACCTTTCGGTCACCGCCGACGAGGGCTTCAACGCACGCAGCCATTTTGGAAGCCGCGTTCGCAGTTCTTGAGAGATCGCGTTCCAACTGGAGCCGGCGGACGAAATGGTCTCGCTTGGCCTGCCCCTCCTTGTTCTCAATGAACATCTCGGCGGCGCTTGAGGTCTCCCCGAGTTTTCTCATGTTTCTGTCGTAGCCGTTCATTTCCATTCCCCTGCTTCAATCATGTTGACAATCTTTTCAGCAACTTCCTGGCAGATGTCGGTCGCCCAGTCGTAGTCGGGGTTTGGCGGTTTGCTCGACAACGGTTTTTCGATTACTACGTCTTTGCATCCTGCGATGATCTTGTCATCCCAAAAAGACACTTCAATTCTCTCCGCCTTACGGATCCCAACATTGACCCAAAACGCAAACCTGGCTACTTCGAATTGTTTTGTGTAGATTGACTCGTGGTAGATGCTCATTTCGCTTTCTCCTTCAATTCATTCAAAACTTTTTCAGTCTCTTCGAGAAACTTTTTGCATTCTTCGAGCAGCGCATCCCGCTCTTCCTGCGTCGGTGTCCAGCGCACGCAGAAGAATTCGAGTCCCTTCGCGCGCGGGTCGTAGCTCACAAAGTCGCACCACTTACGCCCGGTCACCGTCAACTGCAACAGCACTTGCGGGCGGTACTCCTCCGGGACAACACCCCCGCGCAGGTACCCGATATGCGTCGCGGGGTTCGGGCACTTGATCTCCAAAATCCCGTCGTCGTCAATCAAGCCGTCCGGGGACGCCCCCAGGTACTTCACTTCGGGGTGCGGGATGAAGCCCGTGAGTTCCACGAGGTTCCCGGTGTGGACTTCGTAAGCCGTGCGGGCATCGTCTTCATGGTCGATGCCCCACTGCATGGCGGCGCTGGTGTAGTTGTCCCGTGCGATTCCGGAAACGCGTTCGGCGATGATGATGTTCATCAGCTTCTCGCGGGCTTCGCGGTAGGTCTTCTTGATCTCGCCGGACTTAAGCGCCTTGACGCTCGGCAGGATGTCGGCGACGGCGGATGCCGTGAGGCATCCCGTCCGCGCCTCGAACCATTCAGCCGTCCGCTGATACGGGTTGCCGTCGGTCATGATGCGGCCCCTGCGTCAGCCTTCTTCGCAATGTTGTAGCAGTCGCGGTGCCAACCGGACTTGCTGAGCGCGGTCTTGAGTTCGGTGGACTGCGCTTCGTAGTAGGCTTTGTAAGCCGCTACGCCTCCGGCGGCTACGCGTTTGGCGGCGTCTACCATGTCCTGCGTGAGCACGAATTCGGACTGCGGCTTGGCGTTGGCTGCGTTTCCGTCGTCGTCATCGTCCGCCGTAAGGCAGAGGAACGACACGACGCTGTAGCGGCAAGCGTACGTACGCGCCGAACCGATAGCCTGAGCGGCGTTCGTCCCGCGGTTCATCAGCCCAGCGGACGGGACGGTGAACGGTCCCGACGAAAGCGTCTGGCCGGATGCGTGGGCCAAGAACGTTTCCGCGCTCACGCTGTCGGCGTTCGTCGTCACGCGCTGATAGATGAAGAAGCCGTGCTTGTTGAGGGCAGGCTTTACCGCGTCGAACACCGACTGCAGGTCGGCGTATTCCGAGTGCGTCGCGGGGTTTGTACGATTTTTTCGTACGGTTCCAAATTCCGACTGCGCGGCGGCGAGTTCCTTGAAGAATTCGGCGCTCGGGTTGGTGGTTTCGTTTTCCATGATGTTCCTTTTAAAGTCCTGCGAGTTTGAATAGCTCTTTGCGTTCCACGTAGGAGGCGCTGTACTGGTTGCGGCTAACGCGAATCGTGTTTTCTAGCCGAAGGATGAGCGGGTGTTCTTCCTCGCGCACATCAGATGTGATGTTTCCGCATACGGAATCGAACTGCTTGGCAATGCTTTTGATCGCCCGAAGTGTTTCGCGGTCATTGGCAGTGTCGGCGGCCTTGCTAATCACGTGCCACATTTGGCCTATAGAGTTGATGGTTTCCCGGCTGATGCTCATGCTGCGTCCTCGTTGATTGCGGTGGGGTAGTACTCGTTGAGCCATTCGGCGGCGCTTTCGGCGCTGATGTAGTGGTCGATGGCTTCGATGTACTCCCGGTATTCGTTCCAGAGAAAATCTGTGTCGTTCATCCAGTCGTCGTTCACGAGTTCTTCAAACCACGTGGGCGGCTCATCCGGGTCGTCTATCGCGCCGACGTGAATGAGATCGGCGCGGCTCATGCCCGCGGGGTAGTTACAGCTCATCGTCGTCCTCCTCCGTAAAAGCCTCGGTCGCGGTGTTGAAGGCAGCTTCCAGGGCAAGCCACGACCGATCCATGACTACCTGCACTTCCGGTTTCCATCCCGTGTCGATCTCCAGGATTTCGCGGCAGGTGTCGTCGAATTGTTCGGCGCAGTCGTAAAGGCGTTCGCATTCCTTCAAAGAGAACGCGCCTTCGATCAATTCCGCATAGCCGCAGACGGTTTTTTCGTAGAGCCGCGCGAACTTGTCGGACGGGATGACGATCTCGCTCATGCTTCCTCCTCAAGGTTCAGTGCTTTCATGAAGCGCCCCAGGTCTTTCGGGAGGAGCTTCACGGAGACCGGCCCAAAACCGGCGTCATCATCGATGGCGATGGTTTGTGCGCCCGGGTTAAGCCTGAACGAGTACCGGCCCCAGTTACCCGTGATGAGGGTGCTGTGGCAGTACTGGACGTCCCGCCAATTCTTCGCATCAGCCAACAACGTCGGGACGATCAGGTCGTAGAAAAAACTTTTCATGTTGTTCTCCGGAAGGGCGCGGGCGTCAAATGAAGAAACCGCCCAGCGGTGCGCCCTTTGATCTGCGGCTCCCGAGGTAGAGATAAATGAAAGCTCCGATGATTAATTAAGAGCCGCAGATCAAAAGGCACGAGGCCTTTTGTGTGCTAGATGAACGTTGCAATCCAGCTGATGAACTCGGAAATCCAGTGGTACAACTTCATGCACCCGAAGATGACGGACGCGCCGAACATCGCGCAGAGCAGGATGCAGACTGCTCCGCCGATGACGTTCATCAGTGCGCTTTTCCACGCGAGTTCCGGCGGCGGCAGAGGCTTGCCGGAGAAGATGGCGGCGCAGGGTTCTTTGTAGATGTTGATGATGTCGGTCATTTGCTTTCTCTTTCCCCCGGCGGGATGATTAACGGTGCAGGGTCTGACAATCTCTGCTTTCCGTTAATCATCCTTAAGGAGGATTCTTTTATGACTTTTCAAACTGAAGATCAGAAACATGATGAAGAAATGAAGCACTTCATCGAATTCCTCGCGGTTGTCCTCGGTGGTGGGATTCCTGTAAAACCCGTTCGTTTGTGCTCCGTTCCGACGGCTTTCTATTCGGTGCCTCAGTGCGTTGATTACGCAACCGAAGCGAATTACCACGCGAATGTCGCTGCCTTGATGGAGTACGCGAAGCGCTGCGGGTTGTTCAGGAATTCATAGCCTGAACCTCAGAAGCCGTGCGAGGAAAATCCTCGGGGCGCTTCTGAGCCTCGAACTCGGCCTCTTCACGGGCGAATGCTTCGTCGTAGAGGTCGAGCAGTTTGCGGATGCGCGCTGCTTTTTTCTTGGCGTCGTTTCGCCAAACGGGTGCGTCCTTTTCGAGCTCTTTCGCGCTGTGTTTAATGAGCAGGGCGACTTCGGCGGATTTGATGGTGATGGTCATGTTGCCTCCGTTGTAGCTACTAACGATTATCGTTAGCAAACTAATGTAAATCGTTACTGTGGCAATATAACACCAAACGTTATGCAATAGCAATAACGAACCAACACAAACTGTTATATTTGATAAAAGTCAAATCGACCGAGGATTCTTTACAAATACAGATGGAGCCGTATGACGTTTGAGGCAAAAAGAAACCCCGCACGTGGCGGGGTTGGTGACAGGGTGAAGCCCTATAGGAGCATAGGGGCGCACCATTTCATGCAGACGCGTCCCAAAATTTGGATGTCAGGAGCTGATTCGAGTTCTACGGTTTCCGGGTCTCCGTCGGCGCTGACGACGTGGATGCCGTCCAGGCGGCAACGGATATTTCGAAGTACTTTGCCGGCGGGCGTTTCCAAGCAGTAAATTCCTGCTGTTGTGAAGTCCGTCGTAGCCGTATCAATCAAAACTCTGTCGTCTGGGTTGAGCTTCGGTGACATAGAGTTGTCCAGAACAATAGCAGCATGGAATTCGCTGATCTTACGCCCCGGGAAATTACGATCAAAAAGTCCTGGGTCTAAGAAAACAGCAATATCTTCCATTTTTCCTTCTCCCCCTTGGAGAACAAATACGGGAATTGGAATGAGTGTAGGCGTTCTCTCAATGTAAGGGACGCCGTTCTTTGGTGGTGCGCTTTCTTCTTCTGTGTGGGGGGTGTCCATCCAGCCGTCGGACAAGTTCATGCGAAGTTCAATTTCTCTCGCCAACTTGCTACCAAGCTCTCGCGGTTTTCCGCGATTGAGTTGCTGGTTTTTAATCATCGTAAAGGTCGGGTCTGAGCGTGACCGACCCATGGTCTCATTAAATTCAGCGATGGATCGAAACCCCTCAAGAAGTTTTATCAGGTTGGTACGCCTGATTTCATTGATTGTAGACATTGGTAAAAGAGCCCCCTCCTTGTTGGGCCTGTATTGCATTCTATGCGTATCGCATAACACAAAACGTTATTTATGTGTTATGATCATGGCATCATAAAACTAACGAAAGGTGTTATGAAATGAACCTGCGCGAATACATCGCGAGTTCTCCGCATGGTGAAGGCGTACGTTTGGCGAAAGCCGCTGGGCTCCTCCCCATCCGCATTTCTGAGTTCAAACGTGGACTCAGAGTGCCGCCGCCTGAGCAGTGTGTAGCGATTTCTAACGCTACGGGAGGAAGGGTTACGCCGGAAGAGCTTAATCCTGATGTCGACTGGAAGGCCGTGCGCAAAGCGCTACGGTTGCGGCGATAGGTGACGATATGGCTCGCTATCGGAAAATCGATCCGCGCATTTGGAACGATGCGAAGTTCTCAGCGTTGTCGTCGGAGGGGAAGCTGCTGTTTCTGTATCTCCTGACCGCCCCGGCAATGACGATGATTGGCGCTATGCCTATGCGTGCTACCGCTGTGGCTGAGGAGCTCGGTTTCGATGCGAAACGGTATGCCATACGGTATCAGGAGTTGTCTCAGATGGGTATCGTCGAGTATGACGATAGGGGCCTTTTCTGGGTGAAAAACTTCCTGAAGTACAACGCCCCTGACAATCCGAAGGTCGTCATCTCGTGGGGAAACGTGCTCGATCTTTTACCCGAATGTCCGCTCCTTACGAAGGTTCTGAAATCCGCGCAAGACCACTGTTTGCAGCGTGGCGAAGGGTATGCGGAAGCCTTCAAGAAAAGTTTCGGAAACGGTATCGCATACGGTATGCCAAACCCTATGCCATATCAGGAGCAGGAACAGGAGCAGGAGCAGGAAAAAGAGGTAGGTGGCAGCAACGCACCGACTCCGTCCGTTGACGAGTTCGGACTTGCCGGTGAAGTCGCAAGCAGCAACGCAAAGACGAAGAAGCCGAAGGCCATTACGCATCCTCTCGACCTCGAATCCATTCCGGACGACTACACCGAATACTGCCAAGAGGTGCGCCCTGATCTTGTTCCCGCACGTGTCTTCGCTGCTTTCAAAGCGTATTGGACGAAAGGCAAAGGAAAAGGGACCTTGAAATCCGACAAGAACTGGTTCCAGTCTTGGATGAATTGGGTCAAAAAGGAGGATGAGGCCCGGACTAGGAACACCAAACCGGTAGCAGTCGAAGAGTTCTCCGATGACCGCTATGCGAATGCAATGAACCCTGACGGTTCTCTCAACTGGGATTAATCATGAAAC